ATTAAAAAATAATATAAAATTTCAAGTTCAATTATTAAAATTAATAAAAGAAGCTAATCAAGAATTAAATGTTCAATTAAGTGAAACTCCGGCTATACCTCAAGAAAATCCTATTTTAGATAAAGTTCCCCAAAATATTATACCTAATAATAACCTTGGAAACGGAGATAAAGATTTAACTGCTGCTAATTTAAAAGATAGATTAGCATTTAATAAATGGTTATCTGATAATAATATTAGTTTCCAAAATGGAAATAATACTTTTGGAAAATCAACTTTTGATGTTGGTAACGTATTAGACGCTTTAAATCAAAGGGCTACTGACAAATTTAAAAATGCTACGACTCCTGATCAAGAAAAGTCAGCTAAAATTTATTTGCAAGCTCTACAAAATTTGGCCAAATCAATTAATCATCAATTAGCTAATAGTGGATCTTCTACATCTCAATCTAATAATCAAAACAATCCTGTAGTATTAAATCAATTAATTAAAATGACAGTTTTTACTGTTCAAAATATTGATTTTGATAATATTAAATTATTTAATGAAACTTATGCTGATTGGAGAAATAATCTTACTATTTCTCAAATGAAAGATAAAGTTAATCAAGATATAGATAATGCTAAAACAATGGTTCCAGGTAGTGGAGATATTTTTCCATTAACTAATTATGATAATTTTAAACAGCAAGCATCATTAAATACTTATCAATTAGCATTAACTTTATCTGAAATAGTAGATTATACGGGCCGTATTATGACTGATTTAATTAAAGTAGTTAAAACTAAAAGTCCTAATGCTGCTGATTATTTAGAGCAACAATTAGCTGGTCCGCAACAATCTAACTTAAGATTTTTGCAACAAATGCAAAATATGGCAAAAAGCGATAAAAATTAATGTCTTCTAATAGTAAAATTAGCTTTTATGTAGATACTTTGCTGGTAGAAACTTTGTTGTCTAATGATCAACATCAATTATATAAGCAAGCTGGATTGGTTTCTGATTTATTATCTAAAGTAAAAGACTATTTTAGCAGTAAAATTGATCCTAATAATCCAACTGGCAGCGTTTTAAATGAAATTGCTCCAGGCGCCCTCTGGGTTTTATTTAAAACATTAGGAATAGGAAAATGGGGTCTTTTATTAGGTTTAATGATGCAAGTTTTTCATGTCGATGTTCACGGTCTACTTGCCTCTTTATATAATAAAGTTAAAGGATTAGTTAGCAATGGCAGACAAACCTCTTCCGAAGAAGTTGATAATGCCACCGAAAACACTATTCAAGAATATAATCAGCCCGGAACTGATCAAGAAGCTCAATTAGGCTATCAACAACTGCAAGAACAACAGGCCGATGATGGTAAAGTTTATTCTTCTTTAGAATTATTTGCAGATATTAATCTAATTAAATTAGCTTTAATTGATTATGAACATCAATCATTAAGATTAACTAAAACTGCTAAATTTGCTAATTTTTGGAAAAGTAAAGCTAAAGGAGTTAGTCTATTAGGAACAATCTTTGGTTGGATTATTAAAATTGCTTTTGCTTCGGCCGGATTAATGGTTATGGGAGATGTTGTTAATTCTTTTATTGGAAGACCTAGTTCTTTAAGTGGAACCTATCAAGCCGGACAATCTAACCAATCAACGGAAACTTCTTCCTCTTCTAATCAAACAAAATATCCATTTAAAAATGATGCTAAATTGCCAGATCAAGTCCCTCTAAATAATACTCCCGAAAATATTGAAGAAATGATTATTCAATTTGCTAAAGATGTTTATGATGGTTTAGATGGTAAAGAACAATTAATTAAACAAACACCCGGATTTCAAGTAATTAAAGAAAATATAGACTGGGCCAATATTCATAATAAAGGAAGTCGAACCATTATTATTCCTAATAATTTTACTTCTAAAAAACAATTAGTAGATTACTTTATTGATGATGTCGCCAAAAATGACCACTAAAATGCATATCAAGACATTATATATAGGTGAGATATGAGAAAAAGTAATATTTTTGATAGTTTTGTTAAAATTGCTTTAGAAAAAGGATTGATTTCTAATGCCGCTGAACATACTGAAAAAGACTTCTCTCAACCTAATCCTCGAATGGATTCCCTTAGTATTGAACAAATTAGTAAATTATATCACAATAAACCAGATCTTCCTAAAGATATGCAATATGCCAAAAATATTATGGAAATTGCTCACCCTCAACCTCAATTCGTCTCCCCTTCTTATGATAAGTTAAATGGCTTGGTCGAAAATGAAAATGAAGGACAAAATATTCGCCTTCATATCGTTATGAAAGACCCTAACGGTCATCTTAATCAAGCTAAATATGCTCAACAACAATTGTTATTGTCTTTAGTTAAAACTGGTAATCAATTAGATAATTATAATAAAGAACAATTATGTAAATTGACCGATATTTGTCTAAAACAAGCCGCTTTAACTAAAAAATCCTGGATTTTACCTGCTATTGGAGCTTTAGCTGCTGTAGTTGGAATTATTTATTTAAAACAACATATGTCTTTCCATAGTGATGGCTGGAATACAGATTATCAAAAAACACAACAAGAAATTGAAGATTTGTTAAATTCTAATTCTAATTTAGGAGTTGGTTATCAATATACTCCCGAATTCTTACAAACCGTTCAAGAATTACAACAAATATTGTCTCAAATTAATGATGCCGTACAACACGTTATGCCATTGTTAAGTGAAATTGAAAAACCTCGTACTGATGCTGGATTAACTCAACAATTAGCCGCTTTAGCCAAAAGCCCTACTTTTCAACAAGCCGATGCCGCCGTTAAAGAATTAACAGCTGTCGTTAAAAATAATTTGGTCTTCTTAAATAAAGTATTATCTGATTTTAATAATGAAGGCTATAAACAACGATCTATTGCTGAAAAAGGAGCTATCACTCAAGTCGTCGATACTTTGGAAATCTTCCATGGTGGAGCTGGTTTAATTGCCGATGATTTTGATGACGTTGCCCATGCTCTGCAAACCTTAAAGAAGGATTTGGTTAATATTGTTAATGGCTTAAAAGGCGCTCAAAATGCTAAAATGCAGTTTGCAGCCGAAGCTCAGGCCGCTCAATCAGAAGTCGATTCCACTTTTACTCCGTCTGAAACTTCAGAACAAACTTCAGAAGAAACTCCTTCTGCTATCTCTAATTTAGAAAATAAACTTAAAAACTTTTCTCTTAAATAAATCATTTATTATAATTGGTTATTTTATTAATCCAAATATTAAAATTTTGCAATGATAATGCGCCTTTTGCAGAATTACAATATTTGCAACACGTAATTACATTATTGTAATCATGACATTTATTATTATCAATTCTATCTAAGCTATTATAAATAAATAATCCAGTTAATTTAGATTGAGCAGAACCTCTTTGTAAAGAACAATTTCTTTTATTAGATGGCTTGCTATTGCAATAATAACAATTAAGCTGACTTAATTGATAAAATTGTTCTAAACTTAAATCTCCATCATTATATGTTATTTTATAAATATCTTTAATTGATGTTATTAGTGATTTTATACTATTATTAAGTATAAAATCATAAGATATGTTTTTAGCATTTAACCTATGTTCTTCAAATGATATTTTATTTATAGTTAAATTATTAATATATAATTTGAATTCATCAATTGTTCTTTTTAATTTGGCACGGTTGCATATCAAACAACAAGGAACAATATTATCTATTGTATGTCCTTTATTACTATTTATACGATCTAAAGTATTATAGTAATATATTGCCTTATCTTTTCTTTTGAAAGTTTTAATTAAACTTGGTTTTTCTCCACAATAATGACAATTTAATTGAGATTTCTCGTAAAAATCTTCAAATGACATTTCTTTGTACCTGGGTTTCCAGACTTTTCTGGCAGCAGCAACATCTGGAGAGTATTTAGGCAAGCTTTCTTTTAAAAAAGGCAAATGTGGAGCTTCTAATTTTAGACATCCACAAGATTTAGTCTTTCCAGAAGTTAAAGAATAACCTCTCATTATAATGATAGTATCACAGGCGCATATACATTTTCAATAGGCTGCAGTATCATTTTTTCTGGTTCCTGGATTATCCGCTCGTTCTAAAACAGTTAATCTTCCGAATTTTTGATTAAGTAAATTATTAGGTTTCATTTTTTCTTAAAATATGGCAATATTTGTATATTAAATTGTGGCTTTAAGTTAAACTTTTAGCTCTTTTGTAAGATAAGATGTAAGTTGTGCGTAGTCAATACGCCTTAAAATAAGGAAATTAAAATGTCTCTTAAACTACTTCAACCGGGGATTTCTCCCATTGGGCAATTTGATGGTCTTGATACTGATGTATTAACACTTAAAGGAGGCGAAGTTGTTTCTTTCGCCCAAGTAACTACCTCTGGACAACCCGGTGTTACTACCAGCGGTCTTGACCAAGCCGCATTCGATGTTTTTGACGGTTATGTCAACGTTGGTGGAACTTTCAAACGTCCAGCCGTTTCTAGAAAATTCGATGGAACTACTACATTAACTAATGCCACTCGTCCATTAATGCTTGCTGACGAAGGTATCACCGGATACGGAACTCTTTTTGGAGCGGTAGTTGGTGGCACTGTAGGTCAACAGGTAAACGGACCTACCACCTTTACTGGTGCGGTTCTTGGACCTCACACTGCTACTGGTTCTGGCAAAGTAACTTGCTGGGATAAACCAGGTCTTTATGCAGTTTCTCTCGATGCATGTGATACTGCTGCAACAACTGGTCTTCAACCAACCAATACCACTTTAAGTGTGGGCGCAGCATTAACATTTAGCAATCAAGGTCTCTTAACACCAAACGTTGGTGGAAGTGGATTAGCAGGAGCACCTGTTGTAGGCCATTTAGTTGAGTTTAACACTAACCAATCATTGGTAACCACACCTAACTATTTAGTTGCAGCTTTGAATAGCCCCAGTGGAAACGTTTCTTCTGTTGGACCTCGTGCATTCCAGTTTGCTACATTTTACTTTGCACCACCTACTACCTAATTAATTTAGTTAGTTTATAATTGTTAAAATGACCAGCTAGAAATAGCTGGTCATTTTTTTATTTAAAGATATGGCAATAATCGAACATTTATATAGCTTATATATTAATTTATATAGGTGCTGGCATAGTGCCGGCAAACAATACTATTAATGGAGTTAACATATGAATATGTTTAATAACAAAGGCGAGCTTAATGCTAGCTCGTTTAAAGATAGTTTACAGCAATTGGTAAAATACGCAAGTATTTTAGAGGAAAACGTTCCTTCTAACCAAGGTCTTGCTGGACAACCTTCTTTAAGTGACGACAAAAGAGACGAGTTAATTACTCGTGCGATAATGACACAAGACGGAAAAATTGCCCTTGCTCAAGCAATGGCGAATCCGATTCGTAGAAACTTAGATTACCATAAATAATACTCTGTGGCTTTGTAAAGTAATTTACAACTGATAATTTCGCTATATGCTGGAAACTCTGAATGTTTTAATTATTTACACACAATAAATATAAATAAGTTTATATTTTTAAATTAGTAAATAAAAAAATTAAAAATGATACAGATTATCAGCAGGAAACATTAACAAATGGCTCCTCAACGACTACATGCGAAACATCCTAAAATGGATGATGATATAGTCTGAACTTTATAGATAATATAAAGATAACATATTGGGAATAGCTCGTAGAGCGCTCGTGGTTGATCCCTTGAATTAAGGTAGGGGATCTAAAATCTCGCTAAATGCTTGAAGTTCTGCAAAAATTATTTGTTCTGTATAAAAAATAGGCTTGGTATTGCACCGGCTCTCGATATAAATACAGAGACAATCAAATAACTAGGCAGATAATAAGCAGGAAAGATCATAAAATGGATATTCCATCCAAAATAGAATTAGAAACTTTATATGTTAAAAACTGTTTAACATTAAATCAAATTGCTAAAAAATATAATGTTAGCAAAACAAAAGTATTTAAGTGGCTTAAATCTTATCAGATTCCGGCCAACCCTAGAAAAAGTATAGACATTCCTTCTAAAGAAATATTAGAAGATTTATATTTATCTAAAAAACAAGATACTTTTGAAATAGCTAATACTTATAAAGTTCATAGAGCAACTGTTAGCAAATGGCTTAAGTATTATAATATTAAAACTCGTCAGATTTTTGATATTAAACCTATGCCACCTAAATTAGAACTCGAAGAACTTTACATTAGAATGCAAAAAACAATGAAAGATATTGCAATTATTTATAATGTAGATCGTAATTTGATTGGAAAATGGTTAAGTAATTATAATATAGATGTTCTTCCTAGAGAAGTTTCAAAAGAAGAATTAGAATATTATTATATTAATCATTTAATGACAACAGCGCAAATAGGTAGTATTTACGGAGTTTCAAGACAAACCGTATCTCGTTGGTTATTTGCACATAAAATATCAATACGTTCTAATGTTCGTAAGTTTTATCATTTAAAAGCAATTCCTTTTACTTCTTTACAAAAAGAGTTTATAATAGGAACATTGTTAGGAGATGGACATATAGGCGGACTAGGAAAGTATAAACGTTCAAAACGATTAACAATGACGCATTGTGAAAAACAATTAAATTATTTATTATGGAAGAAAGAAATAATGGGTAATTTTGTTAATAATTTGAATAGATACGAAGAAAAAAAAAGAAACTCTATTTCTTGGCGGTGGGCATCAATAGTTCATAACGAATTCAACTTTTATCATAAATTATTTTATGATAATAATAAAAAAGTGATAAGAGAAGAAATTGTTAGGTATTTAACGCCGTTTGCTATGGCTGTGTGGATAATGGATGATGGTTGGAAAAATCATAACTCTAATATTAGAATTAGTAGCGAAAGCTTTTCTAAACAAGAAAATGATATTCTTGTAAATGCTATTAAAATTAATTTTAATATTAATTGTAAAGTTATTGAATATACCAAAAATAATAAAAAATATTATTATTTATCATTCAATAAAAGAAACTCCATTTTATTAACCGAATTAATTAAACAATATATTCATAAAGATATGAAATATAAATTAATTAGTTTGGAACAAGATCGCTCCTCAACGACTACATGCGAGACATCGGAAATAATTAATTCCGATAAAGATATAGTCTGATCTTTATAGAAATATAAAGAAATCGACAGAAATGATCGATTATCCACTAATAAGTGGATTAACAAATGCGCCATGTTGTACCTCAAGGCGCAATGCCAACCTACGATAGAGATATCGATGTGGCAGCGGTAGTTATTTCTTCTAACGGAACAGGACCAGAAAGCCGTGTATTCGGTGATCGCGTGGTAGTTCCTGAATTTGAAGTCTATGCTAACCCAACCGTTCGTATTGCAGAAGTAAAACGTCGTAGATTTAATGTCATCGACCGTGCAGTTCAAAAAGCCCGTCAAGAAATTATGGCTCAAGAAGATGCTAACGTCTTTGCAGCTCTAGACGCCTCTGCTTCAGTAGAAAATACCCTTACTGACATCGCTGATGCTGGATTACTCAAGAGAGATCTTGTTGAAATTAAGCAACAAATTGATCGTTGGGACCTGGTAACCACCAAATACTTTATGAATATCAATGAATTCACTGATATTTTGAAGTGGGGTTCTGGTGGTGGACAAGGCGTTGGTGGTGGAGATTTCGATCCCGTCACTATGCGTGAAGTGCTACAAACTGGTCTATATGCCCATATATGGGGTACTGACATAATGGTCAGCAAAATCGTTCCACCAGGAAGTATCTATGGTGTGGCGGACCCGGAGTTTGTCGGAGTGATGCCAATCCGTCAGGACATTGAAGTATTGCCTGCCGATGAGCCAAAGCAACTTAAGTTGGGCTGGGTGGTCAGTGAAATAATCGGCCTCGCAATCGTTAACCCTCGTGGTGTGGCTTGCGGGCGCAAAAGCGTTGTTATTGGCGCGTGATTAAGCTATAAATAGCTTTAGCCAATTTTAAGGGGTCCGCCA